TTTGAATTTAATAAAACTTTTATCATAATGACTATACTATATTGTCACTATCGTCTTCCAAATGGAAGTGACCCAGAAAGCTTTAGAGCTTGTTACTATCCCAGCATCAGATGCAGTTATTGCAAGAGCTACAACATCGCCAGTATCGACAGTAGGAGTTGCACTCCAGTCTGATTGATTGACCGTTATTGCTGTATGATCTACAAAGGATGTTGAATATGTATAATTACATAAAGCATCAGTCGTATCATCACCATCATCTTTCTTCTCTATGGCAAATACAATATCATCAGCATTGTCGTCAAGGTCAGGTGGTTTTACTATTAGCTTATGACAGGTCATCTTAAATGGGGCTAGAAAACCCTGTCCAGTTCTGAAAGTCCCAAGTTCTGTGTCGTTAAACCAAGGTAGATAAATCTTACTTGCATCAACATCGGCAGTAAAGTTATGTGAAAAAGCACGGTAGTCAACGAAAGAAGAACTGTATTCCAGTCTAGAAGTTTTGAGAGTACCACCTACTTTATTGCCCTCACCCTTGGTCATATCAGAACGCCATAGCTGACCTCTTTCTTTTCTATATCTAGACAGGACACCATCCCTACCAAAGAACAAGACCTCTTCGCCTTCTCTCATTGACTGTATAGATGGTTGGTCTTTAACGACCCTTATCTTGTCTTGCTTTCTATTGGCAATAAATCTAGTGGCTCTATCCACTACACACCTTTTCTATACAATGTTCTGTATTCTATGGATATGTCATTGATATACACCTTTGCAGATGTACTACTTGTATTAAGCTGTAAAGACACTTTATTACATACAACCGGAGAAGAAGGGGTTATCTTTACTTTTGCCCAGTTACTAGCAGAAGCAGATATGGTTCCAGCTAATGCCGTTGATGTATTATCTTCTTCAAGCAAGGTAAACATATTTGTTAATGCAACATCAGACTTATAAGTAATATGAACCGCATAAATCTTTTTTACTTGAGCAATACCCCCAAAGTCAAAAGCTTTAGTAGTGAAACGAACACCATCATTTGCAACTACGGATCTATGCAGTTGATAAATATCCACCGAACTACCTGTGTCGTGAGCTATTAATGTGTTACTACCCTCAGTGTCTACGGAATTTGTAAGCCCATCATTTGTATCTAAAACAAAGTCTTTAAGTAATGTAAAGTTCCCTTTCTTTAAATCGCACATATACGCATCGCCATCATTATCAAGGCTCTTTACAATAAACGCCATAGACTCTTGCTCGTCATATATAATACCGGTAGTTCCACCCACATGACCACTCCAATCACTATCACTAATTTTATTTTCTTTTAAATTCGTTATGGAAGACCCATTGTATAAATACAACCCCTGTTTATTCGCCCACAATACACCATACTGGGTTCTTTTTACTGCCTCTGGGTGAGCAACGCCCTGATACTGCTTACTGTCTTCTAAAAACCAATTACGGTCATCTCCGGCTATATTAATAATGTCTAAGCTTTTATTCTTGTACGCTAGTAGCCTGTCTGCATAAGCCTCTATTGCAACGTACACATCTGCATCACCCTTAGCCGCTTCTATAAAGTTGTCTAATGGGAAGGTATCATACCTATTAGGCATAGAATACATGATTCTATCTGGATATGACTTTAATGTTGCATCTGCTTTTGTGTCCCCAGTATCTTCATCCTTCATAGTTACATTACAAATAAACACTCTATTGTTTGCAACGACTGCATCTTTCCAATGTTCCCCAGAATCACCTAGGGCATTGCTAAAGATACTAGAGCTAAATCCATTAATAACCTCATAGGTAATAAACCCAAGCTCGGTTACTCTAAAATTGTTTGCAACGGTTCGGTCAGGGCAAGAGTAAAAGCTACCTGTAAGGGTCAAAGTAACTCCAGTAGCAGTTGCTGTAGCACTAACAGCACTACCACTTGAATCATGGAGTGTAATAATATTACTAGCATTGTTAGCCTCTCCCACAAAAGTATTATCAGGAATACCTGATCCTGAAATAGCCATTCCAACCACAGCAAGATCATTGGATGTGCTTTGTACAAGAGAAGGGTTTGACGAAGAATCGGTATTGCCAGTTAGTGTCTCACTTGGATTAGTCCAAGCCGTATAACTATCCGATAGCTTTGTCCTACAACCTTTTCCTAGGTCTATATCCAATAGCATAATATACTCAGAATCCCCCCCCTGTTTTCTTATGTATATTCTACCACCAGATATTCTTTCATCGTATGGCCCGACAGTAGCTATATTAACAGACAGGGCCTTAAATTCATTTTCCTCCGCTATAGTATGAGTAGCTGTGTATGCAAACGGCAAAGACTCTTGATTTCCATCGTATATAAAAGTTTGAGCAAACTCATATACCCCACTTTCTATTAACCCATCTTCATCTGTTTCGGTAGTTATCGCTATGTTAAAACCACTTCCAGCGGTTAATGAAATAGCGGAAGAGGAATCATTGTCTTGTGTTTTTTGATAACTAGCCAGTACGCCAGTATCCGCTGTACTCGATGCTATTGTACCATCGCTAGGTGGGGCTAAGTCGTTATTTTTAGCAAAATAATTCATGTAAGAATTGTCATCATCAGATGCGTTAGCACCATCAAAGTGCCTTCTCTGTATCCACCCATACCACTGAATTTTGCAATCATTCTTATCGGCAGTATCACAGCACCGTATAGAGTCTTCTACTTTGTAATACTTAACCTTAGAAGGATTCCCTGAGACTGTTGATGAGCGTAAAGTAATTGAACTTAATTGCCATACTCCAGCATTTATAGAAAAAGTATCTACTGTATGGTCTACTGGGCTAGACAAAAGCAATACTTGATCACCCAGAGAAACACCTTTTAAGGTCGCTCCCCAAAAAATTTGAGGTGGACTTTCAATCGCAATAGGCATTGCCCTATCAAAAACAATATTACTGCCATTGACCTCAACTACACGATAAAGTCCCTGAGCCGCCCTATCTATCCCGTTCGCAGGAAAAGCACTAGCGGTCATGTGTACCAAAGTGCCTACCGGAAAGGAAGATGCTAAATTTTGCTGGGTTCCACTAACTTTATACTCCAGCTCCCTAAGAGAGCCACCATTTGTTCTCGCTATAAAACCAGTTGCGGAACCTTCATTGCTATCATCCCCTGCAATAGAACTTGTTTGAGTAACTGTGACAGGGTCTCTAATATAGTCTGTCTCAAAATAACCGAGTCCGTATCCCGGCTGTACTGTAGCCACCCCTGTTGTAAAAGTCAATGTTCCATCTGTTACGCTACCTCCAGTAGTATTGACATCGCTCCCTGCGGGGCCGTCTCCTAATTCAAATGAAGTACTACTTGTTACAGACTTCACAAATGAGTCGGCAGGAATCCCCGTTCCAGAAACGGTCATTCCAAGTACTATTTTCGTATTGGCATCATGTGCAATTGTTGGGTCGTTGTTATAATCACAAGTTGCGTCTGTAAAGGAGGTGGAGTATGCAGAAACCTTATTATTAGTAGAGTCCTTCATACTATAAGCAGGTTGTAAACTGCCATGTATGTTAAACATTACATTTCTAGCAAGGGAAAATTCACTTTCCGATATGTCAGCAACGTCTTTAAGGGTGTTTAGACCACCGCTAAAGTCATTGAGTTGATACACCCTTTTGGGCACTACTTACTCCCGAAGACCTTTGAAAAGAAACCCTTTTTCTTCTTCTTACCTTTCTCGGCTAACTTCTTGCCTTTCTTCTTTTTCTTCTTCACATCCTCCGTATTGTAAGCCATTACATTATATGTAGGATGTATTGTTGGTTTGACCTGTGCACTGTCTACTTCAACAAGCATGATCGTTAATAGTATTGATAACATGTTATTTCCCTTTAAAGACACCCTCTAAAACATCTGTTACAACGTCAACTATCTTCTCAAAGAAGATTTGTTCTTTGTCTTCAGACACAAAAGGAATGTCGATTTTCTTGTTAATTGCAGTTGCAATGCTATCTGACATTTCATCTGATGCCAAATGGTTCATTGCTTCTTCTTTCATTTTGTCAGCTTGCTCTTCGGCTAGTTTGACAAGCATTGATTTAATATCCATTTTATTTTCCTCTTTTTATGTTCATTAAAAGCAATACAATGGAGAGTAACGCAACCACTACCTGTAAAAGCTCGTGTACCTGTGTCAGCCCTATTGCATAATTACTAAAACTAATTGCCGCTATCTTTAAACTGTCCATTACTTTTTAATCCTTGTATTTCGTCTCTCAACTTAGCCATCTTTTCATTATGCTCTATCTTCATCTCTAAAGCAGTTACTCTCAATTCCATCTGGTACCACCCCCATCCTATTGCACCCAGCAAGCTTATTACATTAAATACAAACTTCATATCTACTTTAATGCCTGCCATTTATTCTACTCAAAGAACCCTTGACCTCTGATATTTGATTATCTAAGTCGTTTATCTCTTTGGTCATAGCATCAAACTTACGATCAAGTTTATCATCTGATGTATTCCACCTGCCTATTAATTTTATTATCATTCCTTCCATATTTTCCAAGGTCTCACTTTGACCTTTATTCTCCACCTTTAAATTCTCAAGCGTCTCTTGTTGCTTTGCTGATTTATTTGACAAAGAAACAACAAGGTACACAAACATAGCCCCTACTACACCTATCATTCCCGCTTCGCCATACAATGCCATGAAATCCATTATTTCTTCTTCTTTTTCTTACCCCAACTAAATGGGTTTAGGTTTAATTCTTTTTCGTAAAACGCTACTTTTTCAGCCAACTCTTCTCTTTCTACTTTTTCTTCTGCGATATGTTTACTAAGCAAGTTTTCAATCTGTTGATCCGCAGTAGCAACTTTGTTTTCCAACGCCTTAATTCTACTTTCAATTTGCCAATAGCCATAGACAAGTACTGCAACCAGAACACATCCCTGTGCAAGCCATTTAAGGTTAATGCTAACAATGGCGTTATCATCAAGAACGGTAGCACGATAACTTCTGGCGGTATCAGGTTTGTCACTCACTTAACCTCCCAGCCACAAACTGACCATCCAGAATCACACCCCGTTAATATAAATATAATCAATAGGAATATTATAACTTGTGCTAGTTTCATACTTTCTTTTTACTTTTATCTTCACAGTACCATCCACCATGCGATTGCTGTCTCAACAACTATATCAGCCATAGTATTATAGGCCCATTTTTTCTTACTGCCATACGGCCTCCAGTTCTCAATGTAATACTCAAATACTTCCCATAGCACACCCACAATAAAAACACCCATCACACACCAGAAATCACTCCAGTGTAGCCATTGAAATATCTTACATAGAAAAGCACCAGCCGCTAAATGATAAGCTGTCCATCCATCTAATTGGCCTGTCTCTTTTTGCCAAGCTACCAGATCAGTTATCC